CGGGGCGACATCCATCGAGCCGCCCCCCTGCGATACCTTCGATCGTCCGATATGATCCCGCGCGCTCCACATGTGTGCGACTTGGATCGACACTGCGTTCTTGATGTCGGCCGGTACGCTTGACCATCCGGCGGTATACGTGGCTTTGATGGCTCTCGAGCCGGTCGTCCATGCACCATGCGACGAGGTCGACTTCAAGAGGACGAGCCCTTCATCGTCGAAGACTGTGAAGTCCGAGGCCGCGACGAGGTCGACGCTGTCGTCGTACGTCCGATCGGGGTCGTCGTATATCGAAGCCACGGAGACGAGAGGGACGACGGGGAGCCGTAGCTCCTTGGAGCCGTCTCCCGTGAGATACGAAACATATGAAGACGAGGCGAGGGTGTACGTCCCGGCCGTCGTCCGAGGGAAGCCAAGCCACGCGGCGATCATCGCATCGACACGATCGACGATGGTCTCGATGTTCGAGTCTTCGGCCGTCCCGGAGATACCCCGGATCAATAGCCTCGCGTCGCTTCCCGATACAATCGCCATAGGTTAACCCTCACCGCCTTCGGCGACGGGAGCAGGGGCTTTAGCCTTCGCTCTCTTCTTGGGCTTCTCTGTGACCACTGAGAGCCACGGGGGGGCGTTCTCCGCTGTCACCGGTGACACTTCTCGGATCTCTCCGGGTGTCCAGTGTGTTCCGAAGGGATACTCGCCGTGCTTGCTGGACTTGATCTTCATGACTTGGACCCCTTCTTCTTAGGCTTGAAGCCGCTCTTTTTTGTGACCGGTGGCGACTTGTTCCCGGTGGCCTTGATGGCCCTGTCCGGTGCCTTCTTGGATGGCACCTTCTTAGCCGCTCCCTCGACCCTGAATAGGCCGGGGAACGACTCGAGAAGATAGACCGCCACCTCGTCGGAGACCTCGCGAACATCGCCGGGGAACATGCGAGCGCGGACGCCCGGATGAGATCCAGAGTAGTTCGTGAGCCGAGGACTTCCGACGAAGGTGATGGTCTTCATGATCTAAGCCTTGTCGAGCTTGAACGAGTAGTGGACGTTCTTGGTCGTTGCGGCGTCGATGGTGAAGAACACCTGTCTCGATGTGCAGACAAGCTCGTGATAGCCAGACCGGATGACCTTATCGATCTCCGTAGTCGCACCGCGTAAACGGCCGATCTTGAAGCGCGACTTGTTGAACATGAGCATCCCGGTGTAGTCAGTGTCGAGGCCATCATAGCCACCGTCGGCGGCTAGGTCGGCCGACATGAACTCGGACACGACCAAGGGCACGCCCATAAGTTGACCGAGTTCGCCGGTCAGGATCGTCGCGTTCGCGCCATAGCGGGAGACGTCAACGACGCCCGCGTTGTTCGCGGACGAGTCTCCGAACATAAGCATCTTGGTCAAGTAGTACTCGGGAGAGACGACACAAACGAGGTCGCCGGTCGAGCCGTGGGGGCTTGCCAACTTCGATCGCGCTGTCATGAAGCCGGCCACAGTTTGAGCGGTCGACTGTTCTGTCGTGTTCGCGACATCATAAGCGCGCTCACGGAGACCGGTCCACAGCAAACGGTGATCCGCTGTGGTCGCGTCTGCGCTCCCCCAACGGTTCCGAATGTCCCATGTCCCGAAGGTGTCAACACCGGCACCGTCGCCGCCGTTGATGATCGCGTCCTCTTCTCCGTCGATGATCGCGTTCACAAGTTCCATTTGGATCAAGGGCAAGGCGTTGATGATCGCGTCCTCGGAGCTATCGGCATCCACTTGCGTGTACACCGTCAGACCTTCGGCGGTGATCGTGCGCTGTGCTGTTCCGAGACTGGACAGGGTGAAGGCCGAAGGGCTGTCACCACTGACCGCGCCGCGCTTGTGAGGGCGCAAGCCGGTAGTCAAGAACGGGAGGATCTCTGTCTTGTTGTTCATGTTCATGTCTTGGAACAATCCAGCGACACGACGCTCCATAGTCAATGTGCGCTCGAGGTTCGGAAGCATCACGTCAGGGATGAACTCGGAGCCGTTCGAGGCATAGTCCGCGAAGATCTTCTCGACGGTCTTCGGCGCGCGAGCGACGATGTCTTGAATAGCTTGGAGGGACTTCGGCGCGCCGTTGCGGCTCACACTGTTGACGATCGAGTATTGCTCGACAGCCCGTTGAAGGTCGGCTTGCCACTCACATGTAGGGGCGTCGGATAGGAGACCCTCGGACCATGGGGTCTCGCTGGTGACCTCGCCCTTCATGCGGATAGATCCGTTGCGTCGGACGTACTTCTCGAGGCTCGCCTCGCCTTCCATGTGAGCACGAGAGACGGTCTTCGCGCTCTCGAGTTCGGTCAGGCGTTGACGGAGAACCTTCATGTCTTCGAGCTTGCGCTCGAGGTTTTGGTTCAGCGAGTCGCCACGAGCGGCGAGAGCTTTCTGACTCTCGACGATGTCGTGAAGTCCTTTCTTAACGGAGTCGGGACTCGAGAGGTCGAGGCCGGGGATCGTGATGTCGGACATGATGTCCTCCTGTCTTGGGTTGTTGGTGTTGATTGTTGTTTCCGAATCTCGGCGAGTCATATCAACACCCGAAGATCGAAGTGATAGGACACGCGTCGGAGTCGGCGGGGGCTTCCCGCTCGACGCTGTCGTCTGTGTCCGTAGAGGGGCGGCCGATGATCTCGAGTACGATGTCGCGGACGACCTCTCGAGCGTCCTCGCCGTGCATGATGATCTCGGGCTCGGCGTCGAAGAAGACGTCAAGGGGGCCGGGGGCGGGGGTGTTCACCTCGATGTCGAGGGTCTCTTCGTCGACGGCGGGGTCGTCTCCCGTCGGCTCGTCGTACTTGTGGAACGTGACCGTCCACGAGTCATCGCCTTCGGTGACAGACATCACATGCTTCTCGACTCCGAGGTCGGCTTGAAGGGCGCGGCGGGCGAGTGCGTGAGGGTTCGCGGGGATATTGACAACCGAGATCTCCATGAGAGAAGAGTCCGAGTACACGAAGCCGGAGGTCGCGTATCGTGGATCGTCGTCGGAGAGGCTCGCTCGAGCGACACTCTTCCCCGGCTGAAACCCGACGGAGACGCTATTGAGGAACCCGCGCTCGAACTGAGACTTGACGAGCCGGCCGAGATCGTTCTCGGGTGAGTCATCGAAGCGGATGTCGGCGATCAGTTGATTGTCAACGACCTCGACGTTCTCGGCGCGGCCGATGGCGGGGGTCTGTGGATCGTGGCCCCATAGGATCACTGGGTTCTTTCGATAGGTCGCGAGACCCTCTTCGCTCCACGAGGCCGATACGATGTCTCCGTACCTGTCGACGTCCGGCGTCGATGCGATGACACGGGTCAAGCCGTCGGCGGTTGTCGCTTTGAGTCTCATAGTGTGGAAGATCTTATTCATGGTTCTAGTCCTCGTCGATGACAGGAAGAAGGGCACAACGACAGTTTACATTCATCGAGGCCGAAGCGAACTGTCCCGGCGACGGGGCCGAGTGATCGCCGATCTTGAATAGCTCGCCGGGGGCGATCGGTGGATGCTGATCGAGTTGCCGGTGTTCGTCTCGGACGACCTTGTCCTTCGCGGAGATCCACTCGTACTTGATCGGAAATCCAGCGTCGGCGATCGCTGTGTATGCTTCGACGGTTCCCGCGTTCACTGCGGTCGTCGCTTCGGTCGTCGCTATGCGGAGGGCGCGCGCCGGCGTGTACCCTCTCGAGGTCTGGATCGCGGCTTGCATGTCGGCGATGGATGCACCCTCGGACAAGCCCTTCACCATCACATCACGAACGGCGTCGGCCGTGTATGGCTGGACGTCCTTCACGAGTTGACCGATACGAGCGAGGGCGGCCTCGTCTGTCCGTACGGGCGCGAGGGCTGCGGTCCATTCGGACGGGAGCGTCTTCACGGCCGCGACGGCGGCGTCAGAGAAGGCGGCCTTCATCGGACCGGCGACGGCGGCTTCAAGGAGTTCGGCCTCGTGTACTTCGTCGAGGACTCGGGCGAGAGTTGCGGAGTCGATGTCGACGTCCTCGTGTTCGGACCTCGTGACGAAGGGGGCGGCGGTCTTCTTTAGTTCCGTCTTGAGTCGTGTCGCTGTCCGTGCGGCAGCCTCGGACATGTACGCCTTCAAGGCGCGCTCGATGCTGTGTTCGGCGGGGCCGTGGCTCTTCTCGATAAACGCGTCCCACGCGCTCGACCGCTCGTCGAACGATGCGCTCCGGTTGACGAAGACGGGGGCTGTCTTGACGGCGGCGGGTGTCGGTTCAGGAGGGGGAGACATCGCACCCGAGACGATCCGTCGAGCTTGCGCCTCGGACACTGTCGGGAAGGCTGAACCGATTAGGGCGACGGCGGCGTCGAGAGTGAGAAGACCGCCGGACACCTGTCCGATAATGGACAGAAGGCTCGCGACTTGGGCACCGTTGAGGGCGGTCGCGGCCATCGGTTGCCCCATGGTGGCGGGCCCGTCTCCGGTGGAGACGACATCCTCGTCGACATCCTGACCGGGAAGGTCGTCGAAACCCTCGAAGGCTGCGGCGTCGGCGAGGGGTATCCCCATATCAGACCATGAACGGACGCGACCGACTCGAGCGTCGCGACTCTCCGCGAGTGCGTCAACACCCGAGAAGTCGTGATAAACTCGGACGTCGCTGTTCTCCCATCCGGGGAACATTTTCGCGACACGAGATAGCTCTCCGTCGATGATCGCGCTCCGACCTTTTAGTCCTTCAAAGTACCGTTTCGCCTGTTCCTTACTCGTGGCATAGTTAGCGGAGTTGCCGCCGAGTCGAGTCGGAGGGACGTCGAAGACTGCGAGGATGGCTTCTCTCACGCCTTCTCGAACCTTCGAGAACTCGAGGTCTCGGGGCGACCACGACATCGGGTCCATCTTCGCGCCTGAACCAAGAAAGAGCGCGCCACCGGAGGACCGGGTGGTCTTCTCATAGGCGGCGCGTAGCCGCTTGATCTGGGTCTCGGACCAAACGTCGTCGGAGTCTGCGGGGCTAAAAACTGCTGTCGGCCGTCCGTGCTTCGCTGAGTTGGCGGCGAGTTCGGCGGCGAGCTTGTCTGTCTTGAGGTCGGTCGCGAGGGCGCGGATCGCGCCGTTGCCGTACATACCACGAGGGTCGTCCTCCCATGAGGTGAGCCGGAAGTGTGCGACCTGTTCCCACTCGTACCGCTTCGACGCGCCAACTCCAGAGTGTACGAAGTGATCGACCTGTCCGTCGGGACGAGGGACGATCGACATCCGTCCGGGATGAAGACGAAGGAGAACCTCCGGTTCATTTAGCCCAAAAATCGACAGGAAGGCGTCACCGGTCAGGACGAGATCCGTCACGAGTTGACGCCTCAACTGTATACCGGACGTCCTCGACGATGGCCTCTCGAGAAGATCGATGATCGGATGATCCTCGACCGGCTTCGAGTCGCGACCCTTCCCAACTGACACCCGAAGAGGGAGAGCGGAGAGGTCGGTCGCGATGGCGTTCATGGCTGCGTTAACGAACGGGAAGACGGCGATCGATGCGAGGCTGTCGATAGGCTTGAAGCCATGCGAAGCGGGGAGCCCTTGGGCGTAGTCCGCTCCGGCTATATGGTCCGGTTCTCTTGTCGCCTCGTCACGAACGCCAGCAAGCCCGAGAGCGCGAAGCATACGGAGAAGCGCGGGTTCAGCCTTGACCATGGCATCGGATGACATAGCTCGACCTTACCGGGGTCGGAGACTCTTGTCGACTCAACCGACCCCAAAGCTCGATCGGTTTAGCTTCATGACCAGATAGCGGACGGCGTCCATCGCGTGATCGTTCATCTTCATCGGGGCGTCTGGCTGGTCTCTCCTCTTGCTTGTGCTCGTGTCCCACCGGTACCCGGCGAACTCATTGACGAGGGGGCGGGTCGAAGGGTGGTCGTGGACGACGAGGTGAGGGCGACCGTTGGCATCGAGGGCGAGCCTCTCCGCGACCATCGACACACCGGATCGAACGCTTCCCGGTCCCTTCTTGGCGGCCGACATATGGAGATCATGATCCTTTATCAACGTCAACCGTGACGCCCGATCCTCGGAGTCCGCGACGATCCACTCCGGCCATACGTCGACGATGTCGCGGATCTTTCGTGCGAGCTTCGACAGGTGAAGCTCGCGCTCGTGGATCATCCGGTACACATGAAGGACATCGTCGTCCGGGTCGAGGGCGGCGAGGACGAACGCGCACGGGTTACGAGTTCCCCAGTCGTGCCCAGCGAACCGCCTCCACTCCGGCGGGGGGTCGAAGGCGGGGATCACATGTGTCGACGGATCGAAGGCGTACACGAGACCCTCGAGGGATGTGAACTCTCCACGGTCCCGGCTCGCTCTCTCATGCTCACCGAACGATCGAAGGAGCCGCTCCCGCTTCGGCTGATCGACGAAGGGATTGTCGCCGCCGTGGATGTAGTGAACGCGAGTTCCCTCCGACGGCTCCTCGATGAACCGGCGATAAGTCCAAGAGCCCAGCCCCTTCAGCGGCGTCATGGTCACGACGATGTACCCGGACCGGCCCCCCCACTGATACCGGAAGACCCTCGCAAGCAACTCGTTGAAGACATCCTCGTCCCCCTCTTCATCGATCCAGACCATCGCGATCCCGCCGAAGCCCTGTGCCGCTCGACGGCCGCTGTCGTTCGTGATGAAAATCAACCGGTGCCCGTTCGGGAGGACGGCTGTCGACACCCCCGGCCCCGATGGGTTTCGCCACTCCGTACCCGGCGGGAGGTACTTCCGAACCTCCGCGCGCTGTACATGG